GTGTGCCAGTTTTGGAAGTGGTTTCAGTTATTAGAATAATACTTATCTGGATTTTCCTGTTTAGATAATGGTTTTTCTTTATTATACTTCCCTACAACATTTCTAATAGTTTGCCTATCTCCAAGTTCCTTTGCCCTTTTTGACCTTTCTTCTTTACTTCTTCTTGGTGGCCTAGATTCCTCAACAATACTCTCTCTCCACTCTTCACTCATATTTGTCATAATTGCCAATGCATTCTGATTAGTATCAGCATAACCTTCAGCAACCAGATACTCAAGAATGTAATCAAATAAATCATTTTCTTCCTTTACTGGACGATAATCTCCACTTGATTTTGTTGGGGTTTTTCTACCTTTACCGACAGGAGCAATTACTTTACCGATTGCTTTGATTACCGGATTCTTAGCAGCCGCATCAAGTGCTTTACCTACATTCTGCTGAAGATCTTCGGAAAGAATTTCCTGATCTTCGGATTGAGTGTAGACAGAAGCATAAGCTTCCATCAATCCTAACATTTCTTGATCTCTCATTTTACACAAAGACTTTTTAAATATTTATAAAAAAGAAGCGTCTCTAGAGTTGAGACGCTTCTTGAGTGCTTGGCGACGTGCCTTTGCTTGTCGGAGTGCTTGCGGTTTTAGTTTACGCTTCTGAGGTTTCCCAGAGTTGTGTTGCCAGTTGGGGAGTTTCATTTGTCCTCTGTTTCTTTGGATATCATACGAGAAAAACCCTTTACCTTTTCAAACTGAAGGACACTTTCAAATTTGTCATGCAGATCTGCCTTATGAGAAATCACAAATATATTAGCATCCTTTATGACATAACGAATAATCTTAAGAAACTCATCGGTTCCAAATCCATCAAGTGAAGAATCAAATACCTCATCCATAATCAGCAAGTTCGTATTCGCAGAATTCTTAACTCTTGCCACTTCTCTCCAAGTAAAAAGTAGTGCCAAATCAATTCTCATTTTTTCACCCTCACTGAAGGAACTATAAGAAAAGTCTTCATGAATGGGAGATTTTACAGTTTCATTAAACTCTTCATCAAGATGGAAATTAATATAAAAATCCATCATCTGAAGATAACGATTGACCTGCTGATTAATGAATGGAAGATACTTCTTGATGATCTTCGTCTTTACACCATCATCCTTGAGTAAGGAATAGGCAAAATCGTAATAAACGATTTCTTCTTTTTTCTCTGAAAGGTCTTCAAATGTTTTTTGGAGATTGTCTTTAAATTCTTCTAACTTCTCATGTTCAGTATTTCGGTTTTCAAGTTGATTGGCAATTGTTTGAATTTCAGTTTCAAGATCTCGGATTTGTCGCTGGTTAAGTGATATCCGAGTATTGTTTTGAGAAATCTCATGATTGAGTTTCGTAATCTCCTTAGATAGAACTAGAAATTGACGCTCTCTTTCTTGTTCTAATTTTATAGTCTCCTCAAGTTCATTAAAACCTTTCTGGAGTTCTTTTGCTTTATTTTGAGCGTCTTCAATTCTATTTAAACGAAATTCATCTTCAATCGTTTGAGTACAGGTGGGGCATACCGTATTTTCAGAGAAAAACTTATGGTCTTTGGTAATCACAGATACCTTTTGAGATAATTTGCCCTTAAGATTATTTAATTTTACTAACTTATCACCAGCACCAATTACTTCTTCTTGTTCCTTTGTGAAAGAAAACACTTCTTCTTCCGTTCTAGAATTTTCCTTTATATAAAGTTCAATTTCAGTATCTAAATCGAAAATTTTCCGTTTATTGTTACTTATATTAGTATTGCCACGATTCTCAAGTTCTTCAATAAAGTTCTGCTGCATCTTCATCTTTTCCTTAAGAGTCTCTTTCTTAAGATCAAGAGATTTAATTTGATCCTTCTTTTCACGAATTTTATCTTTAATGAGAGAATTCATTGCAGAGAAAATACGAATATCCAGAAGATCTTCAATTACTTCCCGACGATGTGCGGTAGTTAGTTGCATGAAAGGTACAAAATTACTTGAACCCAGGATTACAATTTGGACGAAACTACGATAATTTACCTTTAAGATATTTTCTTCTAAAATTTTTTGATTTGCTCTATCGTCTGCTTCTTTGTGAAGTTGAACACCATTTACTTCAATATCAAATATGTTTGGTTTAATACCCCTACGAACAAGATACTTTCTACTGTTGATGGAAAACTCAATTTCCACAACACAATCTTTTTCATTTACAGTATTAACTAATTGAGGTTTATTGATCTTACGAAATGGTTTATTAAAAAGAACAAACGTAAGTGCATCTAGAACAGTAGATTTACCTGCACCATTTGTTCCAATAATTAAATTTGTATGATGTTTTTCAAAATTAACTTCTGTCCAGTTATTACCAGTGGAAAGAAAATTTTTCCATTTAATCTTGTGAAATACTAACATTTTTAGGGGGAATTACAATATCGTCAGGTGTAATCACGGCATAAAGGTAATTATACATCTTACAAGTCTTTATGGCAAGTTCATCATCAACTTCAACCACATCCATTTCAGTTTCTTCTTGATCTTCTAGCATTAAAGCATAACGAGTTGCATCATCTTCTTCTTCAAAGAGAAATAAAACCTTATGACCATATTGATCTTGAACTGCATATGCTCCGTCGTCTTTTCTGTCCTTAAGTGTAAGAAGAAACATTATTCTATTTCGCAAGCTTGTTGATATAAATCTTGAAAAATTTCTTTGATGGTGTTCTTATCAAACTTAAATTCTGCTTCATCAATATAACGATTTAAAATAGTAAGAGTATTCTCATCTTCACCAATTTCAAAATCTTCATTTTCTTGTACTTCAAAGTTCTCAATAATTTTTAATTCTTGAACACCTGATGTATAGAGTTTATCAATAAATTTTTCAAAATCCTTTGGTTTTGATTTTTTACGAACAATTACCTTCACGATTTTATTTTTATACTCAGTTGGATCAAATAATTGATATGGAGTGTCCTCGTAATAAATGTTGTAAAATAATTTATAAGGATTGTTAACTGGAGTATGTATAAGGGTTTCCGTATCAAAGATATGAAATCCACGAGTATCATTTACATCCGTCCAATACATTTCGTAAGGATTACCAAGATAGAAGATATATCCATTATCAGAACGAGTGTGGTAATGACCAGAAAATACCTTCTTGAACTTTGCAAAAATATTCGAGTCCAGTCCATGTTCCTCCATAATCAGATTGCGATTTACGCGAAAACCCTGTAGTTCAAGGTGCCCCATCGCAACCTTTGCATTAGTCTTATTAATTTGATTCAAAGTTTCATCATAGTTTTCACTACAAATCCAAGGAACCATTAGGATATTCAGACCACCAACATTAATAGTTTGTGGAGAACTATAAGTTTTAACATTCGGATAGGTTTGAAGAAGCAAACTTGGAGAATTAACGCTATTGGTATTCTTGTAGTAACAATCATGATTACCAATAATCATATGAACATCATATCCCCGAAGAGGTTCAAATACAACTCTCTTTGCCCATTCAAGACTTTGATAATCAATTGACTTACGACTATCAAAGGCATCACCCATATGAATGACTGCTTCTACCCCGTGTTCTTCAAGGGCAGGGAAAAATACATTCTTATAGAAAAGTTCAAAATGATCGTGCAAGTGTTTAGAACCTTTGCGGGCACCATAATGAGTATCTGTTAAAATTGCAACTTTCATCGATTACTGCGGTATTGAATATTATCCTTCATTGAATTATATTCCGAATTGTTGCCAGAAAGTAATCCGTCATCAATTGTCATAACCTCATCAAACCCAGTACGCTCAATAATCTTAGTTTTAATTTCTAACTGTTTCTTTTCCTTTTGAATTCTTCTCAAAAATGCATAATGAATAATCTGAGTAAAATATGCAAAAGGATTCTGTGACCTTTCTGGATTGAAATTATGAATATATTGAACACAATTTTCAATCCCGTCAGAAATCATATCCTCACGGAACATATAATTCACAAAGTTTGGTTTATATGATAAATGAGTCGCAATCTTTAGAAAACACTCTCCCAAATAGTTTGTAATACGTGGTTTAGGAAGACCTGCCTCTTTAGCAGCTGCAACCTTTGTACGATATACAATAAGTGCTTCTAATAATTCTTTATTATTTACATAATGTTCTGGTTTTTTCTTGGACATACATCGGACTCATTTACGATAACTTTTGTTTATTATAGCACATCATCAAAGGGCTTGACAAGATGCTCAAATACCAGTAGACTAGGTTTGTCTCCATTGAAGATGAGAACTTAGCTTTCTTTAATACCTTTAAAGATCTTTTCAAGCCTTTCCCTGGCATGTTCAACTGATGATATATATCCCATTTTAGATGAAGGTTTTACGATACCTGAAGAATTATAAGAGTCAATTGTTTCTCTATCGTTCAGATAATTATTATAAAGTTCAATTATTTTAATATCTTTACTTTCAGTCATTGTAATAACTTTATCAAGTCTTATGATAAAGAAATCATCAGATGATAAATCAATCCATGGTTTAACTTTTACATATGTATTTTTATATTCTTTTGTTATTTTAATTGTAACTGGATTTTGAAGAACAATTAAAGTATCTCCATCATTTTCATCTATAACCACTAGTGAAAATATTTCTTCACCAGACACTAATTTTAAAACGCAATAAAATTCTTCACTCATTGATCTTTTAGAGGAATATTTACAATTTCATAATTAAAGTTTTCTTCGTTATAAATTTTGATACGTTCCATTAGATGATTGAGCGTATAGTTTTTTCTTGACTTATAACTAATATCATCAGCAATATCATATAAAGTTGCTTTTGTCTTTTGATTTCCTTTTCTTAAAACTCTTCCAATTGATTGAAGGTTTCTAATTCTTGATTTTGATGGTGATGCAAAGATTACATTATGTAAGTTTTTGATATTAATTCCTGTGGAAAAAGTTCCATATGAAGCAACAATAATTGCATTATTTTCTTTTTCAGTAATTTCTCTTACCTGTTCACGATCTTCAGTAGCAACCCCTCCATGAACAAAAAATATTTGACGATTTTCAGAGATACTCTTATTTATGAGTTCGTATAATGGTTGACCATGACCTTCAACTCTTGAAAAAAGTATAAGGGTATTTCCTTTAAGATCAATTGCAAGATTTTTAATAAATTTATTCCTTCTTTCATGATTGATAATATATTGAACTTCTTCTTCAAAGTTATCAAATCGATGAGGATTATGTTTAAGTAAAAGAATATTAATATCCAATGTTGCAACATGACCCTTCTGCATTAACTCATCTGTACGAATAATCTTGTAAGAAGGCCCAAATAAACCTTCTAAAACCCACTTATGAGTTTCTGAACCATCAAGAGTTCCAGTAAATCCAAACCGATACTTTGCATCAGAAAGTTTTGTCATTATAGATACTAATGACTTAGATTTGAACTGGTGTGCTTCATCTCCAACTACCACATTAAATCTTGAGAAATATTGTCGGGGAAGTTTGTAGATAGATTGCCAGGTTGTGATGATTACCTGAGAGTCTGTTTCTCTTTCTTTTCCAGCATAGATCTTGTGGCAAAATGAACCCACATCCCATCCATAATCTGCAAAATCTTTATACATCTGTTCTACAAGGGATGTCGTCGGAACGACTATCAGAGTATTTTGTCCTTTCTCAACGTAATATCGGACAATCGAATATATCATCAACGACTTTCCAGAAGCAGTTGGAGATATCAGTAACTTGCGATTATGTCTTAAAGCGTCGTATACTCCCTCAACTTGGTAATCGCGGGGAGCATACTTGCAAATAGAAGTCATATAGTCTTTTACACCTTCATGTGAAATCATTTCATTGACTTCAAATGGAAGACCATAATACTTATTGTTTCGAAACTCATAAGTGTAATTGTGATTCTCACAAAATCTTATAAGTTTATCTAATAAACCAACGTATATTTCTTTCGTGTTTACATTAAACAAATAAATGATTCCATCCCACCATTTGTTCTTATATGCTGGTGAGAATTTAGCGTTGGGAACATCGAATTGAAATGCATCTCTCAATTCATAATATACATGAGGTTCTGCTTCTATTTGCAAGTAAACCTCATTCTTTTTTGATATGACCAAATGAGACATTCATAAAATATCAGTTATGAATATTTATTTGATCAATTAAATCCTGCTTGGAACCTATGCCATTCCAGAGCATTTTTTATTTGATAAGTTCGATTAGAAACTGTCTTAATAATTTCCTCAAGGAACTTTAAGATAATGTCGTAATATCTGATTTTGAGATCAATTTTATTCAATCTCTCATCGGCGTCCATATGCCTCTGTAACGCCTCTTTGTCCCGAACTTTATATGGAAAAGGTTCTTCTACATAAACCTCTGCTGGTGCCTTTCCTGTGTAGTAGTTATAGCGTTCCAATCTGACTCTATTATAAGTTTCTCTTGCCTTTTCACGGAGAAGGGTAATGGTATTATAGATTGTATAATACTTTGAATGTAACTGAGGAATTTTTAAAGATTCATCGTGTAAATTATCAGGATCGATGACAGAATCTCTCTGCCACATCTCCTGGATTTCATCAAGATTCATAGGGGACTATTGTTTTTGTCTAGGATATTGTAGATAGTATACTTGAAAATTACCTCTGCTGTAAAGTACTGAACATCAGTTTTAGTTGCATCAAAATCTAAAGAAGATAAAGAAACTGGAAATAAATCTTTAAATTTTACGACTGCATTGGTATTATAATTATTGTCTAAAATATATAAACTTCCATCACTAAATGCTTTTTTTGGATCTTGTAGTTCATCTTCAGTTTGAATTAAATTTTTATATTGCTCTGTTGTTTCTGGAAATCCAAGTCCTGTAATCCAATTATGAATTGCCATATAATTAACAAGATCTTCATCAACTAAAAATTTTAATGATAAATCACCATAAGTTATAATATCACCTGGAACATCAAGAATTTTTAAATATGATGGTTGCATTTCAATACCTAAAGTAATTTCTGGAATTTTTGCACTATTGCAAAAAAATGATACTTTAGGATTTTTGGCAAGAGTAAATTTAAATCCTACAGGAGATAAAAAATTTCTGTTTGAAATTTGATTAGCAGAAATTGGATTGGACATTATTTTTATTTGTATTTAGATAAAAAAAGAGGGTCTTTCGACCCTCTTGAACAGATTGTGAATTAACTCACATGAGGTTGCTGACCTTAACTCTTCTGTAGTAAACGTTTGAGTTGGTTGCAATGTTATCTGGGGCAGTAGGAGCAGTAGCACCCTTAGCAAATGGATTCGCAACAACTCCATAACGAGTTTTGAATCCAATTTTTGGCTGGAAGGTTTGCTCACCTACAGCACGTACCATCTGGAGAGGTACATATGGGCAGTAGAAGAGACCAGCATCATAAGGAGATGCACCCTT